CAAAGCACGGGAGCAACATCAACATATAATAATTTTTGGGGTTCTTCACCTGCAAATAGTAATGTAATGAGAATAGCAGGTGATGCAACTATTGGGGGTTCAGGTAGCACATATGTAGCCTACGTCTTTGCACAAAAACAAGGCTACAGCAAGTTTGGCAAGTATGTCGGTAATGGAAATGCAAATGGTTCGTTTGTTTATACAGGATTTAAACCTGCTTTTCTTTTGTGGAAAATAACAAGCACAACTGGAGATTGGAGACTAGTAGATACAAAAAGAGGTGTAAATGGAGCTATACCAAGAATTAAACCAAATGCTTCTTCTGCTGAAGGAAGTGCAGGAGATAATGTAGATTTATTAAGCAATGGTTTTAAGTTTAGAAGCACAGCAGCTTCTGCTAACGCATCAGGTGCATCATACATCTATATGGCATTTGCAGAAAATCCTTTTACGACATCAACCGGTGTCCCGTGTACAGCACGTTAAACATTTAACTAACCACTTTATTATAGGAGAAAAATTATGTGGGCATTAGTAGAATCGGGAAGTGTAACCCAAATTTACACAAGACCCAAAGCTATAGTAGTGGGAGATGTTAATTATCCTGCTAATATATTTATGCTTTGGTCAGCTTCTGAACTAGAAGCATTGGGGATTTATAGTGTCGTTTTTGACAATACAAATCTTAAAGATGAAAAGTATTATGTAAATACTAATCAATCGTTTAACTTCGCAAGTGGCACAGTCACTGCAAGTTATGGTACAGCTACAGCTAAACCAATGGATGATGTACTCTTTACAGCACAAGACGAAACAGATGGTCTTGGTACTGAAGGTGAAGTTAAGCAACCGGGTATTCGTCAAGGTCATATAGATACTATCAACGCACAAGCTGGTAATATGTTAGCACCTACAGACTGGATGGTTGTTAGAGCTGCAGAAGGCGGTACAGCAGTACCTAGTTCTATTACAACTAAAAGAGCTGCAGTAAGAACTAAGGCTAACGCTATGTGTACACAGATTACAAATGCTGCAGACGTAGATGCTTTAGCAGCTTTGTATGTATACAACGATGCAACACCACCCGTCAGACCTCTTGGCGAATTACCAACAGTAGAATAACATGGAAATGGTATCACCTTACATTGTTTGGAATGTTCTTATAACTTTGGTACTTGCTCCTATCTGGTTTCAGATTAGACAAAACGCAGCAGAGTTAAAAAGACAAGACATACTTTTAAATAAGACACGTGAAGAGATTGCGAAAGAGTATGTTACTAAGAATGAATTAAGAGATGATATGAATGCCATCATGGATAGGATGGATAAAATCAGTGAAAAGCTTGACAAACTGTTTGAAGTTAAGTAAAATAGGTATATAGGAAATAATAATGTCAAAAAGAAAAGATAGAAAAAGAAGTTCTAGTAAAAGAGAAGACTATCGTCAAGGTGGTAGAGTTGCAAAACAAATTGGTGGTGTTCCTCAAATAGAAGAATTAGAAAGACTTCGTGAAGAACAAGAACGTCAAAATACTAGAAATGATTTAGTTGATAGACCTGACATTAATGGTGGTGGCACTGGAGACGTGGTTAAAACTGTATCCGTAGACAGACCCGATCCGGGAATGGGTGGAGCAGGTTCTGTTTCTGGAGGTCTTTTAGAAACTAAACCAGTAGATAAACCAAAACCTGTTAAAACAAGAATTACAAATCCTAAAAGAAGAGCAGAACAATTAGCTGCTGGAGACATGACAGGTGTTCCTCAAGTTCAAGCACCTCAACAAGTAGAAGTAGGTGAGATGGGTGTAGCTAAAGAAGTAGCACCTCGAGAAGATTTAGTAGCTGAAACTGCTGATATGCCAACAGCTCCAGAAGCTGTAACTGCAGAAGCTGCACCAGCAGTGTCTGCTCCTGAACCACTTACTGCTGCACAAATGGAAGCAGCTCAAATTACAGAAGCTCCAGAAGTAGATGTTGCAGAAGGTGAGGTAAGACCTGAAGCATTAGCAGAAGCTGCAGAAGTAGAACGTGTGGCTCCTATTGAAGCTGCTGAAGTAGAAATTATTCCCGGTGCATTAACTGAAAGAGTTATAGGAACTATGAGTCCTAATGCTATGGCAGAAGCTGCTCAAGTAGCAGGTACTACTCTAGCACGTGTTACAAGGGCTAAGAAACAGTTAGCTAACGCTGGTGTTAGTGCTGAAGATATAGCTATATTAGGTAACGACCCTGAAGACCTAGAAGCTAGGTTGATGGATTTAACAGAAGCTGAACGTGGAGTTATCGCTGGTCTACCTGAAGAAGCTTTAGTATCTAATCAGTTAGACAGTTTACTAAGTGGTATTGAAGAAGGTGAGATACCTGTTTGGGCTAGACCTGCTGTTGCTAGTGTAGAAAAATTATTAGCACAACGTGGTATGGAAGCTTCAACAGTGGGTAGAGATGCTTTGCTCAATGCTATTATTCAATCTGCTGTTCCTTTAGCACAAGCTAATGCACAAGCAATTCAGCAAAGTGTAGGACAACAGAAAGCTATTGAAGCTCAAGCTGAAATACAAAATGCTCAGTTTAGACAACAAACAGCACTTGATAACGCTGGTAAAGTTTTTCAATTAGACATGGCTCAGTTTAGTGCTGACCAACAAATAGCGTTATCTAACAGTAAATTTTTACAAACTGTAGGAATTACGGAAGCCAATATGACACAACAAAGCACTATACAAAATGCTATGCTTATGTCACAGGCTAATTTAGCTGAAGCAGATTTTAATCAACAAGCACAAATAAATAATGCAAGGTCTTTTTTACAAATGGATTTAACAAATCTTAATAATGAGCAACAAGCTAATATATTAAAAGCTCAACAAGCTCAACAAACTTTATTAAGTAATCAGTCTTCACAAAATGCTGCAAGACAATTTAATGCTGCTAGTGAGAATCAAACACAGCAGTTTATGACAAGCCTAGCAACTCAAGTCGAACAGTTTAATACACAACAAGCTAACGCTATGTCGCAGTTTAACACACAACAAATTAATGCTAGACAAGCGTTAGAGTTTCAAGTTGAAGCAGATTTAGAAAAGGCTAATGCTGCAATGGTTAATCAAATAAATCAATTTAATTCTCAGGTAGAGTTTGATAGAGAAAAGTTTAATGTAGCTAATGCACAAGCAGTTGAACAAGCAAACTTAGCATGGCGAAGACAAGCTAATACTATTAACACTGCTGCTGCAAATCAAGTATCTATGCAGAACGCACAGAATGCATTTAATTTATCTGCACAAGCACAGGCATTTTTATGGCAAGAATTGAGAGATCAAGCTGATTATGATTTTAGAGCTTATGAAAATGAAGAAAATAGAAAAGCTCAACTATATGCACAGGCTCTCGCTAATGAAGGAGAGTCAGCAAAAGACTGGGGTGCAACAATGACAAATGTGTCACAGATATGGAATACTATGTTTGGTAAAGGTTAATTGGAGATTATATGGGAATATTAAGTAAAATAGGAAAATCTTTTAAAAAGATTGTAAAAAAAGTAGGAAGGGGTATTAAAAAGATTGCCAAAAAAGTAGGTAAAGTTATTGGTAAAATTGCAAAACCTTTTCAAAAACTTGGTATTGTTGGTCAACTTGCGTTAGGCTTTATTATGCCTTGGGCAATTGGGTCTACATTTAGTTACTTAACAGGTAGTGCATTTAGTTCTACTATTGCAGGATTAACAGGACCCGGTGCAAACATATTTCAAAAGGCTGTAGGTTATACTTTTCAAGGCATTCAAATGGCAGCTAATGGAATTAAAGGAGCTTACAATACTGTTAGTGGTGCTATTAATGGTGCATTTGATTATGTAGGTGAAAAAATTGGAGACTTTGGAGATTGGATAAAAGGTAATGTTGAAAAAGATCCAATGAATATTACACAAGACGTGCCAAAAACCGAAGTTATTTCTACTAAAGATGTTCCTACAGAAGTAGTAAAAGATACAGTAAAAAAAGAAGCTGAAAATAAAACATTTTTTGAAACTGCTGTAGATGCTGCAAAAGAGATACCTGATAAATTAAAAACAGAAATAACTGAAGCACCTACAAAAATTGCAGAAAAAATTACAAGTGCAGGTATAGACTATCTGTTTGATAGAGATGAAAATGAATATGGTTATTCATCTCCTTATGTTGCAGATTTTAGTAACATATCAGAGCCTTCAAGAATAAATAAAGAGGAAAACATATATAATTCTAATGGTCTTTATTATAATACACCAGCAGCAATTTTACAAGGAGCAGAAACAACGTATCGTGGTAATGAATGGAACGCTTGGTTTACTCAAGGTATTAACAGGAATTAAATAATGATAGAAAAAAATTATAAAAATTACGATCAAGAAGGATTAAACTTTTTGGGAAGTATGCAAAGACCTATTCCCGGTCAATCATTAACAAACAATCCAGATAATCCTTATCCTTGGGAGCAACCGCCACAGTTTACAGAACTTCAACCAGCTATTGATGCTTTGTTTATTGATATGACTGAACCTGAATCTTATAGTGGTATTGTTGAAATGGCAAGAAGAGGTACTCCTATTTCTGATATTACGCAGTTTATTTTATATTCTGGATTTCAAGAAGGTAGCTGGAATCCAGATTTAATGATGTTATTAATTGAGCCTACTATGTATTTAATCATGGCATTGGTTGAAAGAGCTGGTGTACTTGATTATACAATTTATAGAGGTGAAGAAGAAGAAGATTTTGATGATGATGAAGAGCAATTGTCAGCGATGGAAAAAGTTATGGAAACTGCAAAGGAAAAAATTAAAGAGCCTACAAAAGGACAAATACCTTCAGGAGTTTTACCGTCAGATATTATGGAACAAATTAAAGAAGTAGAAGTTCCAGAAAGTTTACTAGCACAACCCGAACAAGGATTATTAACTAAGAGAGAATTATAATGGCAATTGAACAACTAGGCGAATCACTATTAGCTCAAGCACGTAAAAAAAGTAAAAAAGAAAAGAAAAAGGCTTATGCTTTTACAGGACTATTACTAGGATTAAAAGCTAAAAATTATTATTTAAGAAAAAAAGCAGCATCTAGAATGCAGGAATTTAATAATAGTTTAATGCCTGTTATTCAAAACGTTGCTGGAAACTTAAATGAAGCTAACCAATATTTTTCAGAGAGGGATAAGTTACTTACAAAATATAATACACAAGATTATAAAACTGCTTTAAGATTACAAGAAGATGCTAAATTAAAAGCAAGTCAAGAATATAAAGCTCCTACGGATACAATTGAATATTCTAAATATTTAGACTCTTTGGTAGAGAAAAAATACGAAGCTGACCAAGAAAAAAATAAATTATATTTACAATATTTACCACAATATAAAGCTGGAAATTTAGGCATTGATTTAAAATCATTTAATTTATCAGATGTAAAAGATGTTAAAAAGCTACCACCACAATTACAAAAAATTATTGTTGATACTCAAAAAACTTTAGCGAGAACATCAAAAACTGGCGGTGCTATGATGGCATATATGCAAGGTAAAACCGGACAACTTGTTGAAGCAGAGCTTGGTGGTAGAACAGTATTAATTCCTAGAGGTGTTGAAGAGTCTGAAGCTATGACTAGATTAGCTGCATACTTAGAAAGTGTGCAACGAACTAACACAGGTGTTGAATTAATTAAAGACGAGTCTGGTGTAACTCCATTGTATAAACAGCCACCAGAAATTCAAGCAATATTTAAAGATAAACAACCTGACTTTACTCGTAATAAAGCTATTGATTCATATATTGTAAGTATGATAGATATAAATCCAAACAGCACTACACAGAAAGATATTCTTAAATCTCAATATGGAAAAAATTGGAAAGATAGATTACCTAGTTTAGATATTCCGGATGATGACAAAGGTGGGATTCCTCTATATGATATAGCAAATATGTTAAGTTATGCACCTACAAAACAAACTAATGGTACAACTGGTCCAAGTAACAAAGAAAACTTTATGAGTGCTTTGGCTTATGAAGCAACAAGAATTGAAGCATCAAAATCTGCAATAGATAAAAATATACAAGTATCTACTCAAGAAGCACTAAGTAGCTTTGGTGAAAGGGGGTTATTTGTTATGAGAGATACAGATCAGTATGATAGGCATAACAAGCCTATCCAAGAATTTCATTTTAAATATGATGAATTTAAAAACGCTGTAGATAAAGCAGATAACGATATACCAAATAAAGATTTATTCCCAAGTGATGCATCAGACGAAGAAATTCTTCAGGGTATTAATCAAGCTATAGCTGATAAAAAAGCAACAGTTAAAGATAAATTAGATTTTATTATTCGTGCCCAAGAAACATATGGTGGGTCTAAAAATAAAGAGTTAGATTTAAAACTTAATGAACTAAGAAAATCTTTAGAAGAAAAGAAAAAAGATCCAATAATGTCCGGTCTTTATAATGCACGTGGAGAACCTATTAAAGAAATGCCATCTATACCTAGTTTACTAGGAATGGATAAAGAATCTCAAAAAGAAAGAAGTGTGAAACGAGCTGAAAATGCCTTGAGTTATATTGAAGAAGATGGAAATATTAACCGAGCATTAGGAATTTCTGGAATTACACGAAGTAAAATGTTTAGAGAATTTTTAAAAGAAAGAGATATCAAAACTACAAAACTTGCTAAACTTCCTAATATTACAGATTTATTAGAAGAATTTATAACTTTACAATCTTAGGACTTCTCTATGGAATCTAATCGAATATATGATATATTTAAACAAACGGTTACGTCTAAAGACCCTGATGTTTTTGAAACAGAAGAAGAAAGACGTAGACGATTAGAAAAAGAAAAACTTGAACAAATGCAACAAGATGTTCAAGAAACTCCTATTGAATCTATTGAAGAAGAAGCAACTATTCCTACAGTCTCAGTAAAAGAAGAACCTCTTTCTCCAGAAATTATACCTCAAACAAAAGAGCAGCAAATTCAAGATGTCAATCGAATTTATGCTGCCTTTAAAAAATCTATCGCTATTAATACATATGATGATGATAGGATTGTTATTGATAATACAACACCTACTTCGATTGAACCAACATCTGCAGAAAAATTTGAATTAGGTACACGTTTAGAAACATGGACTGCTGGTAATATTTTTAGATTAATTAAGGCTGGTGGATTAACGTTAAGTAATAATAAAAGTTATCAACAAAATGTAGAAGATTTAGCTAAAGAAAGAGTTGATAAAGTTTATAATTTAATGAAAACAAAGTATGGTAAAGACTTTACAAAGTTTAGTAGGGATGCAGAAGTTATAGCTGGTAGTGTATCAACTGCACTAGTAGACCCTCTAACATTTTTAATTCCTTGGGCAAAGATTGCAAAAGTTGGTAAAGCTGGAGCAACGGGAATAGGTGCTGGAATTGGTGCTGTAGACATATCTATATATGAATATGCAAATCACGGAGAAGTTAGTCCAAGCAATGTATTTTTTGCTGCAGGTTTGGGTGGTCTGTCAACATTAGGAGGTACTGTACTTGCTAATAAGATGTATGGTCCAAAAGATAAAAATATAAATCTTGGTAAAGTTGATGATTCTGGAGAAGATGTTATTGTACAAAGTTCTGCAAAAGATACACAGGCTCCAAAATTAACAAATGAAGAAGTTGAACAGCTTGCTTCTGTTGTTCCTGAAATTAGTGCCGATGTTGCACCACTTTTAAAACAACTTGAAAGTTCTACTTATCTAAATCAAATTGTTAAAAAATATCAAATTGACGTAGATAATTTTAATAACGCTAAAAAATTATTAGCTGACGTTGTAGATGAAGATGGTTATAGAGTTATGTCCCAACTTGATGTTGTTGTAAAAGGAACCAAAGTAAGTAAAGCAGAACAATATAGGTTAGCTGGTATATCTGCACAAAAATTTTCAAATCTTAAAAAGAAAGATAAAGAAGCAACTGATTTTCTTAAAAATAAGTTACCAAATTTAATGAGACAAATGGCAGATGGTCAAGTTGAATTAGTTGAATCTACTCTAAAAGGTCTTAGACAAAACAATATTCCTATAAGTGAAAGCATGTTACTTAACATTATGGATGGATTTGTTCGACCATTGTTTGGTGGTGGTTTAGGTTATAGTATTGGTACGTTTGTTGGTGACGAAGATGATAATACTTCACAATATTCTTTTATGGCTGCTGGTTTAGCGTTAGGTGGAATGAGTAGAATGATTGAAAAAACTCCATACTTAACAAAAGATTCTAAAGAAAAAGCATTTGGATTTTTAAATAATTCTGCTGCGGTTGGGCTTCATAACTTTTTAAAAGTTTGGACATCCGGTAATATAACAACTAGAAACATTGCACATGGTGGACCAAATGAAACTTTTGCTAGAACATTATTTACTGTTTTAGACGGAAGAAAAAAATCAATTATAAGTGCAGAACAAGCAACAGATTCTTTTAATGTTTGGTTCTCTGGTAGAATTGCAAAAGTTTTAAAAAATGCAAACGAAAATGAAATGAATGCAGCTTTTAAAATTGTAAGACAATTAGATACAGAGAAAAATTTAATTAAAGAATTTAATTTAACTCCCGAAAATATTAAAAATGTTAGACAACTTGTAGCAAATGTTGAAGTGTTTAAAGCTGATGTTGTTAAATATGCCAAACAAGCTGGAATTGATTTTGAACAAATTGCTAACTATGGATTACCACAAATTTATAGTAGAGAAATTATGTCAAATCCCACAGGATTTAAAAAAGCAATTCGCCAAGCTTTAAAAGTAGAAAAGCCTAAATTAAAAGGTAATAAACTAAACGCACAAGTAGAAGAAATTTATGAAAATATGACTGGTCAGTCTCAAAAAACTTTGTTTGATATAGAAGGAGCACAGCCAATTTTTAAAGGAGTTCCATATCTTAAAAACTTTGAAAGAGAAAGATTTTTTAAAGACCCAAAAGCTATTAAGATATTAGAACCTTATTTAGAAACAAACTTGGTTCAAGTTTTAGATAAATGGGTAAGTAATACAACCCGGGGTGTAGAATTTGCACGTAAGTTTGGGCAGCGTGGTGACCGAATGAAAGTATTTTTCCAAGATTTATACAAGCAAAAAGAGCTAGGAAAAATAAGTGAAAAAGCATATAAAGAAAAACGAAAATTAATTATTGATTCTACGAATGCTTACTTTGGAGTACACGGAGCAACAAGCCCTGTGTCAGATATGTCTAAAAATTCTATGGCATTACTTACATTTTTAGCCAATACAACTTTCTTACCTCGTGCTGTTATTTCGCAGCTTGGAGATTTAGTCCAACCATTTACAAACTCTAGTATTGGGTCAGCTTCTACAGCATTACTTGCAAGATGGAGAGGAGATAGAGATTTTGCTAGAAAACTTGGTATTGCTACTGATCGAACCTCTATGAAATCTAAAGAAATAGATGCGTTATTAGCATCTGGTAATCATCCAACAACAAACTTTGAACAAGGTGTTGTAGATGCAACACAAAAATTTTTTAGATATAATGGTATGATACCACTTACCGATGCTGCTGCAAGATGGGCATTTAACACAGGTATTGAGGATGGTTTTAAATTAGCAAAAAGATATGCTACAAGTAAAAAAGTTTCAAAAGCTGTAGCAAATCAATTGAACTCCAAAGGATTAACTAAAAAAGAACTAACTTATCTTAATAAGTTTGATACGATTACTGATGCTTTTGATGATTCTATTGGTCAAAGTATTTTGGTTAAGGCTGGAAACAAAACAATGAATAGGGATGTTCTAGTTCCAACAGCAGGAAATAGAATGTTATTTAACCAAAGTAAAAATCCTTATGTTAAATCTATGGGATTATTTTTATCTTGGGCACAAGCAAAATCAGTTCAGATGAACACGTTAATTAGAAGAGTTGAAGACGGAGACATGAAACTTGCTATTAAACTTTTAGGTAGTACAGCTATTTATGGTGGTATAAGAGAGTTACAAATTATGGCAAGTCCAGCTCAAGAGTATTATGAAAAAAACGCACCAGATAGATTTAGTGAAAAATGGTGGGCTGAAGCTGTAAACTTATCTGGAGCTGCGGATTGGAGAGCTGAGAAATTTTTAAGAACTTTTCAATACTGGACTGGTTCTGGTAGTAAAAGTCCAATTGTAAATCTATCTCCTATTTTATCACAGGTAGACTCTTTAACAAAAGTTCCTATGAAAGTTAGTAAAAATTTAGAAGCTAGTGATTATGAGGGTGCTGTAGTGTCTGTATTAAAACCTACTCCTGCTAGAGAATTTATTAATGTTTATAATAGATTGATTATTCCAGTAGTTAATGATACGGAATATGGTATTCATTTAGAAGAATTAAGTGATGAACCTAACATTGTAAGACGAACAGAATTTGAAAAATTACGCAGACCTTTTGATGAAGGTGGAGAAGTTCAAGACGAATACCCTGTATCGTTTGTAAAGAAAGACCCAAAAGACAGAGAAAGCGATGATTTGGGTGGTATGAGTTATGCAGAACAAATGAATAGGTTAGGATTTAATAATGGTGGTAATGAATCTCAAGCACGAATACAAAAAATAAATAATTATCTAAAAAAATTAGGCTATTCTAAAAATGCTAGGGCTGGAATCTTAGGCAACATAGGTGTTGAAACAGCGTATACTTACGATCATACAACTAAACAACGTAATGGTAATGGATATGGTTTATTCCAATTTGATTTTCAAAAAAAATATTATGATGATTGGCGAGATAAAAATAAATTAAATGATACACCGGAATCTCAAATTCAATTTATGCACGAAGTTTTAAAAGGCAATGAGGAAGCAATGGGATTTAATACAGATGATAGACAAGAACTTCAAAGGATTTTTAAAGAAGGCACACCAGATGAAGTAGCAATTCAATTTTCAGAAAAATATGAAAAACCAAGTGAGCCACATTTAGACAGAAGAATTGAAACAACAAATAAATTATTAAATATAATTGACTAATGCTACTTTACACAGAGAAACAATTAGACAAAGCTTATCGTATAGATTGTAAAGCTCGTACAATTTGTAACGAGCCTTGGATAAAGCGAGAAGATTTTAGACCATTGTATGAAGACCTTATAGAGTCTTACATGGTTGCATACAACGAAGATGATATACTTGGTAAAGATGTACCAGAGTATTTATTAGATTCTATAAACGATTTACTTGAAACAACTTTAACACTGGATAAATAATATGTTCCCTTTTGAAATTATAACAATGCTTGGCTCAACACTTCTTAGTAGTGTGTTAAGTCTATGGTCTCAACGTATGAAGGCTAAACAAGATGAGCAAAAGATGTTGATTACAAGAGGTGAGTTTCAACTTAAAGCTGTAGAGTCTGCACGTAACGTACAAGACAAAGGATTCCAGTGGACCAGACGTATAATTGCACTATCATCTGTTTTTGCAATTGTTATACTACCTAAACTGGTAGCTGTTTACTATCCAGATGTAGATGTAACAGTAGGATACACACTATTTCAACCGGGCTTTTTATTCTTCTCAGATGATAGAGAGATATTTGAATGGATAACTTTTCAAGGCTTGGTAATAACACAATTAGATACAAACCTTGTATCAGCTATTATCGGTATGTATTTTGGTGGTAGCTTAGTTAAAAAGTAAGAGGATATTATGCAAAACAATATGGGTGGCTTTAGTGGCGACATGGACAGGAACGAGGTTGAGATAGACCTTAATAAATTCATGGCTTTGTTACAAGAAAAGTCAGAATTAAAAGATAGGATAAGAGAGTTAGAAGATACTAAAAATGATAACCCTTATCAAAAATTAATATTTGTAGCACAAGCTGTAGACAGTTGGAGAATAATACCTAGAGCATTTTTAGGTGTCTACATGTATTTATTATATTATACAACATTTTGGTTTATGGGACTAGACAATCCTACAATGGAACAATCAGGTTTAATATCTGTTGTTGTAGGTGCAGGAGCTGCATGGTTTGGTCTTTATACTAGCACATCTAAAAAACCGGGAGGAGATAAATAAAGTGTCAAGAGGGGATATAAATAGAGGATTTTTTGGACCGTTAATTTTAATAGGTTTGTTTTTACTTTCATTTAGTGTAAGTGCCGACCAAACAGGAGACTGTACTTCAGGTACACAGTATTGTGAAGACAATGGTTTGACTACTATTAATACTACAGTAACTACGAATACTAATACTAATAATAATACTAATAATAATACTAACACTAATACTAATACTAATAGTAATACTAATGTAAATACAAACACTAATACTTCTACCAATAATAATACTAATGTTAATACATCAACCAATAATAACATTAATACCTCTACCTCTACGAATACTAATAACAATAATAATACTAATACAAATATAAATACTTCTACGTCTACATCAAACTCTACTGTAAATTCTACAGTAAATCAAAATGTAAACAATACAAGTAATTCTACAAGTAATAATACTAATACAAATACTAACACAAACATTAATCAATCTACATCAGACTCTAATGTTACTACTGAAAATACTAACAACAATAATAATAACACTACATCTGATAATACGAACAGAAATATTAATGAGTCTAACTCTACCCAAACAATTAATCAGAATGTCAAAAGCAAGGCACCTCCTGCTTCTGCTATTGCCCCATCTATAATGTCTTATTCACAAGACTTATGTACGGTAGGTCGTTCTGGTGCGTTTCAAGGGCAAGTATTTGGGTTCTCTACAGGAGCAACTGTGACTGACGAGAACTGTGAACGCTTAAAACTTTCCAAGTATCTCTATGATACCGGTATGAAAGTCGCTTCAGTATCTATACTTTGTCAAGACCCAAGAGTATTTAAAGCTATGGAAATGGCTGGTACTCCTTGCCCTTACCAAGGTAAGATAGGTAAAGAAGCTACAGTTGCTTGGGCAGAAAACAAATCTAAAAGACCCGATGCTAAAGAGCAAGAGAAACTTTTTATACAGCAATGCACACACGATAGAAACCCTAACAGAGATAAGATTAACAAAGATGTTGTTGGGGCGGTTAAAGTTATATATACAAGAAAAACTAAAACTAAAAGGCAATGCAAAAAAGAATTTTATGCTACGCAGTAGCGTGTCTATTAAGTCTTAATGTATTTAGTGAATACATACCTGAAGGTAATCAACCTTTAATAGACCTTACAAACGAATCAAACACCACCAGTCTAAACTCAGGAGACGATCAGCTTTCGTCTGCTTTTAATTTAGATTTTACGTTTAACTTTTACGACCAACAATTTACATCTGCTCGTATGGCTACGAATGGCTGTCTGCATTTTGGGTTAGGTACAGGTAACGTAAACTATAATAATTACTGTGGTGATTATACACCTGACCCACTTCCACAATACAACTATACACTGTTTCCATTTTGGACTGACCTAATTAGAGATAATCAGTCTAAGATGTTAGCTAAAAACTTTAGTGATAAAACAGTTTTTGGTTGGTATAATATGCGAGAGTACAATCGTAGTAATACTGATAACAGTTTTGAAGTTATACTTTGGACAAACTCTACATTTGATTTTAGATATGGTGCATTAGATATTATACAACACGATGTATTAATAGGTCAACAAAAAGATTCAGATACTTACTATCAATACTTGTTTCACGATGAATGTAATACAGGTACAACTAATACTAGCTCGTGTGTGAGTACTGATTGGAATAATACTGCAGCAAATACTTTACTAGAAAATGGTGGTTCATTATATGGTACAAGTGAAACTATTGACTGTAGTAATCCTTTGAATGATGTAAGCTGTGCAGGATATTGGGATGCGTATGATGATTTACAGTGTGATCTAGACCCCCAGTATGGACCTTTCTGTCAAGGCTACAGACAAGAAGAAGATATAGGTTACTATCAAGAAGAAGAATATTTTGACTACGGATATGAAGAAGAAATGTTTGACTTTGGTTATGAAGAGTATGACACTTTGTATGACACTTTTGAAGAGCCAGAAATATTTGAAGAATATATCTTTGAACCTGAGTACGAGCTGTTTGAAGAACCAGAGTTTGTGTTTGAAGAAATGATAATATTTGAACAGCTACAACCACTAGAAGAATTTATAGAACCTCTACCATTTATAAGAGATGAAGAAGTCTTTGTACCCATTGAAGATTTAATGATTGAAGAATTTGTATTTCAAGAAACATTTATTGAAGAAGTGGAGGAATGGTTTGAGGAAGAGACAATTGTGGAAGAAGAACTTGCGTATGCAGAGGAGCCGGAGGAAGAACTCATTGAAGAACTTGTTGAAGAAGAAGATGAGGTTATAGAGGAAGAGATAGAAGAAGAACTAGTTGCTGAAGTTTCAGAAAGTGAAAGCTCGATTAGCAAAGAAACAGCGTTACGTGTCGTCTCGTCCACTCTAAGCACAGCTAAGGCTAGTGTTAGTGGAACTACATCAGGAAACTCTATACATGCTACAGGTGGCACGACAGGAGCTTCTAGCGTATCATCATCTAATTCTGGTGGCGGTGTAAGTATTAGTAACTCTCCTAGTATATCTGAACAATTTGCATCTTCTACTGCACAAAACAATCAAGTATTAAGCATGAGTACAAATGTCACAGACTCTACAAACTCAACAAGTGTTGAAGTTGAATCAGTTGAGACAACAAGTGTTGCTGTGGGTACAACACCTACTCAAACTTTACAAAGTCAAATAGATGTTTCAGTATCTAATGATGCATCAGCTACCGAAGCTGAACAAACTGTGGCTAATGTTATAGCTCAAAACTTACAAGATGCACAAGAAGATGTACAGGCTAAACAAGAAGAGACAGGAGAGTATGGGTCAGAGAATACTATCATAGCTTACATGGGGTTTGTTCCTAACTTTAATAATTATAGATTAGTTACATTACCCGATCAAGATATGTGGTATGAGTCTACAGATATATATGCTAACAATATGTTGTCAGATAACATCGAAGGTTTTTATCAAATGGCAGGACAAAGTTTAGATACCTTAGTTGAAATGAGAGAAATGCAACCACCATTATAAAATGAAAATACCACAACAACAAAGTTTATTATTAAACAAACCAAATGAAGCATCGCCTGAAGAGTTTTTAAAGTGGCAAGAAACTGAACTAAACTGGTGGGCAGATAGACAAATGAATATTGTAGCTATTATGTCTGTAGTACAAGTTGTAGTCTTTGGTTTAATGTTATTAGTTTTTTATGTAAATTCAAAGGCATTCTAATGGCATACTCAAATAAAGTTGTAGATAGATTTGAAGGAGTTTTAAATAACCCAGAAAAATATTCAGTGGGTAGATTTGATCCTAAAGATTTAGATGTAGGTACTGGTATGGTTGGTGCACCTGCATGTGGTGATGTAATGAAGTTACAAATTAAATGTAAGTTGCAAGGCAACAGACATATTATTGATGATGTTAAGTTTAAAACTTATGGCTGTGGGTCAGCAATAGCATCAAGCACAATGTTTGTTGATATGTTAAAGGGCAAAACAATTGAAGAAGCTTGTGAAATAAAAGATAAAGACATAGCTGAAGCTTTGGAGTTACCACCTATAAAATTACATTGTAGTGTGTTAGCAGAAGATAGTATAAAAAAAGCCATAAGTGATTGGCAGGATAAACAGAACGGAGAATAATATGGATTGGTTACAAAATAAAACAACACAGTTTATTGCATTGATGGGTATCATTGGAACTCTTGCAGGGTTTGGATACACAGGTGCAACCTACGTGAATAGAATAGAGAACTTAGAATCAAAAGCTCAACAAGCTAAAGAAACTGAGCAAGGAGTTGATGAGGTTATCAACAGGATTGAAGCATTAGAAACATCAGTAGAATATATTAATAAAACTATTGATGAGACTATCTTGCTTAAGATTAATAATCTTGAGTCTATCAAGTCCGATATATCAGGTATGAAAGCTGATATCGAAAGTGTTAAGACTGATATAAAAATATTTAAAGAAGAGAATAAGAATCCTTTAGCAGGATAATTACTTTAAAACATTTAACTCTCTTTGAAAGAAGTTATGTAAGTCTCCCATCTTATGCTTACCATTCCGGAGGATAGTTTTAATAATATCTCTCTCATCTGGAGGGAATATTTCATTAACCATATCCTCTGGTAGCATACTAAACTCTGTAACTATATCATTGTTGCGTGTAAGAAGCACTTTAAAACTTACCAAGTTTGCTTCATTCTTATTAACCATTCTCTTTCTCCAAGTTTGCAAAGGTTACTTTATCTTGTCTACCACGTAGTCCTGCTTTCATATAAGAAGTAGCACGACCTTCAAAGAAGTTTTGATGTTCAACACCCATTACTTCATCTAACCATTCCAAAGGATTTTCTCTCTGGTCATAGTTTGTTTTTAATCCCAATTGTAATAATCTTCTGTCAGCTATGTATCTATTGTAAGCATACATATCTTTCTTGGTAAGACCTTCAAGGTCTCCCATATCAAACACTAAGTCTAAGAACTTATCTTCTAGTTCCACCATTTGTCTACAGATTTGATATATTTCTTTTTTGAAATCATCAGTCCATATCTCTATGTTCTCTTGGATAAACTCTCTAAATAGTTTAGTCATAGCTTCAACGTGCATAGACTCATCACGGATAGAGTAAGTAACTATCTGTCCCATACCTTTCATACGTCCAAAGCGTGGGAAGTTTAACAATATTGCAAAGCTACTAAACAGCTGTAGACCCTCAGTAAATGCTGAATAGACTGCTAAAGTTTTTGCAATACTTTTCTTATCAGACTTAGTTGTCTTAATATTGTGAACATAATCATGTTTATCTGCCATCTCTTCGTACTCTGCAAAAGCTTTGTACTCTATCTCAGGCATACCAACTGTATCAAGTAATAAACTGTAAGCGTGTTGATGAATAGATTCCATGTTAGCAAACGAACCCATCATCATTCTAGCTTCAGGCTTTCTAAAGATACGCATATATCTATCAACGTATCCTGCACCAACATCTACATCTGATTGAGTAAACAGTCTAAAGATTTGTGTAAGTAAGTTCTTTTCTTTTACAGATAACTCTTGCCAATCTTTTACATCTGTATGTAGTGGCACTGATTCTGGCATCCAATGCATTTGATTTTGTAAGACATAGTAGTCAAACATCCAAGGGTTGTCGAATGGTTTGTAATAATCTCTTGTATCTAATAAGCTCATGTTTTTTCCTTGTTAAATTTTTTTAATAATTTTTCGATAGAATCTATCTCTATCTTTAGTGTATTTAGTTCTTTTTTTCTGTTGTGTAGCTCTAGTTTTTTATCATAATGTTTTTTTAAATCTTGATAACGTTTTTCATAGTCCGGTGGTTTCCAATCTGGAGACCTTAACTGTTCTTCACTTACCATGCCATAGTGAGCTTTACCATAATCATCTATTGATTTTACAATGTACATTCCTTCTGAAAAATAAACATGAGATGCACCATCTTCTGCGTAGCCTTCAAAATGTGATTTCATAAAACCACTCATGTGTTCTCCTTGTTAAATTTCTTAACTAAATATTTAAAATTTTCAATTACGTATCCTGCATAATCTTTTGTTTTTGCGAATGGATTATTATTTTCATCACAATAATCTAACCACATCCTACTTGTAAAGCCAGAAAATTTCTGACTAAATACATTTGTAAATTCTTCTTGTTTCATATTAATCCTTTGGTAAATATACTATTACAAAAGAGTTACATTTGGGGCAACTTAAATTAGTTTCCATAATGTATTCATCGTTTTCATCTTCTATATCGTGATCTCCACCCCATATTAATTCTGTTCCACAATGCCAACAATCCATACTATCCCTCACAAGCAATACATTCAGCATCGTCTAACTTAATACGCTGAACTTTGGTGTTTACATTTTCTACACTACGAGCAGCATTAGACCTAAAGTAGTATAAAGATTTAAGTTTGTTCATACCATACCAGTGTACATCATTGACGTACTGCATGTATTCATCATGTACTTCCTGTGGCTCTGTAGCTTTAGGAAGTGTAAAGAATAAATTAACTGACTGTGCTTGACAAATAAACTCTTGTCGTTTAGATGCATGTTCTATAATCCATATCTGATCTATTTCATTAGCAGTTTTAAACACTTCTTTTTCTTCATCTGTTAGTATATCAAGATGTTGTACAGAGCCATCTTTACCTGCAATGTCTTTCCATATATCATTTAACTCAGCCTTCTTTAATCCTTTTTCTTGTAATACCTCTTCAAGATATTTATTTTTTACTTGGAATGATCCGGATAAAGTTTTGTGCGTATAAGCATTAGCCCTGTATGGCTCAATCGAAGGAGATGTCCCACCACATATGATACTAGAAGAAGCGTTAGGAGCAACAGCGAGTAGATGAGCATTCCTACGACCACTACCACTGATATCAGGTGACTCACCACGTTCATCAGCAAGTCGTTCAGTTGCTCTAGTTGAATGTTTCTTAATGTGCTTAAACGCTTTGTAATTAAATCCCGTAGCGAATATACCTTCGAAAGGAATATTGTGTGCCTGTAAGTACGAATGGAATCCCATCGCCCCCAAACCCAACGACCTTTCTCGGTAAGCCGAGTACGCAGATTTAGTAAAGCCTTCTTTACCGGGCTTGATATGTTTTTGAAATCTTTTAAAGTTTGCATTATACTCTCCTAAGTTATCTGTGTCAACAGCGTTATCAATATAATGTTGAAGAACGTTGTCAAGCATGGTAATTAAATCATCAATGAACAGAGGATTCTCACTCCAATCATCAAAGTATTCTAAGTTTACAGAAGACAAACAACATACTGCTGTTCGTTCTTCGTTAGTAGGTAAAGTAATCTCAGAACAAAGATTGCTCTGTTTGATTTCTAATCCTAAATCTTTTTGTTCTTTGGGTAATGCTTCGTTACATGTATCTATATTAATCATGTATGGCTCACCTGTCTCTGCTCTTGCATTAATGATCTGCCACCACAAGTCTCTAGCATTTACAATCTTTGTAGGTTCGTTAGTCTTAGGGTCAATCAATCTAAAGTCTGCATCGTCTTCAACAGCTTTGAGAAAATCATTAGTGATGTTTATACCATTGTGAAGATTAAGATTCTTACGATTAATATCTCCACCAGATTCTTTACGCATGTTAATAAACTCTTCTATCTCCGGATGAGATATATCCATGTAAGCAGCATAAGAACCACGTCTAGTCGTGCCTTGATTGAAGGCTAACATTTGAGAATCTACTACATGGATGAAAGGGATTGAACCAGTAGACTTGCTACCGTGAGTAGTAGAAATACCATTACTACGAATATCTCCCCAAAATCCACCAATACCTCCACCCGAACTTGCCAACCAAATATTTTCGTCATAGTGAGCAGATAAACCATCCCTGCTATCAGGTACATAATTGAGAAAACAGCTAATAGGAAGACCACGACTTGTTCCCCCGTTACTAAGTATAGGAGTGCTAAACATGAACCAACAACTGGAACTGTAGTGATAAAGTCTCTGAGCCAATTCAAAATCTGTGTGACCTTTGTAAGTGGCTGCGAAGACTGATGCTCTGGCAAATGCTTCTTGTGCATGTGTTTCATTCTCCCATAAGTATCTATCCTTGAGAGTATCAAGGCTAAACTTATCTAAATTTTTTTCATTACTATAATTTATTTTGATACCAAGGTATTCCTTGATACCGACTTTATCTTCTACCATTATGAGTTCTCTGTATCGTGTACGTTAAGCATTATTATACCATAATGTAAGATTTTTAGCAAGTCTTTTCTGTTCTTTCCATCTTTATTTCCATATCGTTTTGCATACTTCATAATGTTACCTAAAGCAAAACCTTCTCCATGTCCAGAGTCAATGATAATATCTGTAGCTTGATATTTATCTGAAGCATAATGCTCACCATATGTCTCATCAATATAAGACTGTAGTTCTTGTATTAATCGTCCTTCATTAAATTTATAATTCATTATATATCCTTTAATTTTATATTTGGGTTTTGTTTCATTTGTTTATAGAACCAACGTAAACTGTAGGCACTAAGTAAATATTTATTGTTAGCAAAAATATGAGTTTGTTCTGGTAAGAACTCATCAAGATTCTTTCTACTGATTTTAGATGTATCCTCTCCTTCTGGAACCATTGTTCTCAACCATGCGATAAGTAAGTCCTCTGCTTTTCTTCTTAATTTTTTTGATCTTCTTCCACTCATACTTGTGTTACCTCTATAACTTTAGGCGGTTTAGGTGTTAGGGTTAAGTATTTTAATCCATTAGCATACTTAAATACTCGAAGTCCTTTACCTTCATTGGCATCTTTATGACATTCAAACTTATGTCTACAATAAACACACTCTCTAGGTAGCTGCATGTTACCAGACTTACCATCTGGAACTGGGCTATAACATAGATCAGGTGGTGTAGCTAACTTGACAGCCTTTTTAATATTAGAAATCTTTTTCTTGATATTAGGTTTATCAAAGTTATCTGGTCGATATAAAGCTAACTCACCAGACTCTTTATTTAAGGCTAAGAAACCTCCTTTGTCAGTACCCTCGGCTGCTTCATATCCGGCAAGTTGAGCCATATATCCAAACATATCATTCTCTGCAAGAGTTCCATCTTTGAATTTTTTAAATGAAAATCCAGAAGCTGTTTTAATATCCACAACCTCACCGTCTATAACACAATCCATGTGTCCTTTAATACCGGATACTTTTATTTCTTTTTGTTCGCTGGTAACTTTATGTCCAGATAGCTTAATAAGAAATAGAACTATCTCTTCAAGTAAATGTCCATACAAAAATTTAATAAACAAAGAAGGTGGCATCTTCTCAGCAGTGTCTTCCGACTTCATATCAAACCAAAGTTGACGTGACTTTCTACCTATGTTAGACATACGTAAAGTAGCTTTACCTCTTGGTTCAGGGTGAGACCACTTGTAAAGTATCTCTTTCATAGACTCACCAAACTGGTCTATAGTCTCTGGGTCTAGATCAATATGCTTACCATCAGCAAGTACACCTATCTTATTATATATATCTTCGACTAATGTGTCAAGAGTCTTTTTAGATTTAGGCATATTATTTTTGATGTTTTACAAAATTTAACTTCCGAGTCTCTGGATTATAGTTTAATATCTTTACATCTAACTGTAACTGCTCAATACTTCTAGTCCTACCTGATCGACCTGATTTTGTTTTTACATCTATCAAAGTTGTCTTACCATCCTTTGTAGCAATTAAGTCTACTGGACCAGTGCAGCCACAGTTTTTAAATACTTCATATCCATTATCCCAAAGCCAAGTGACTGCGTAAAACTCAGCCATGTCTCCTTTTCTATTATCTTGTGTGTGATTAATGTGTGTCACTCCAATTACCTCCTACTTTATATTCGCCATCCATTGGACAGCGTAGATTAAAATGTTCACCTGATTCTACAATACTTTTAACTGCCATTTCTCCTACAAAGTCTGCCTGAGATTCTCTTACTTCTATTTGCCATTCATCATGGATGTTAGCAACAAATCTATAATCAATTGCATTAAGTCTTAACAAACTATCTAAGTTGACTAAGGCTTTTTTCATTAAGATTGCTCCTGCTCCTTGAAGTAATGTGTTTAAAGCTGCATGTTTATTTCTTATATATAACTTCCTACCATCTAATCCTTTGAGGAAATTTTTTGAAGCTGCTCTGTCAACTCGTTCTTTAAGAGACTTGTATGTTGGGAGACTACTAAGAAAGCGTTCTCGCAACTGTTTACCTTCTGATCTACTTCCTTTAATAATGCTTCCAATCTTTTCATCTCCTGCTCCGTACACGAGGGCATATATGAAAGTTTTAGCCTGATCTCTTGATTTAAGTCCAGCAAAGTTTTGGTTAGTTGTGTGAATGTCTCCATTAATAATTTCATTTATATACTCCTTATCATCCATGTAATGTGCTAACATGCGTAGCTCTAGTCCACTTGCATCTACACCTACAAGTTTATATCCATCTTCTACAGTCCAACATGATCTACATTCTTTACCATAAGGACTGTGAACTGAGGGAACCTGTGCAACATTGGGGTTTCTATGTGTCATTCTTCCGGTAATAGTTCCATTAGGAATAACGAACCCATGTATTCTGCCATCATCTTTGACCGCTTCTACCCATGAATCAATCTGAGCTATACGCTTTTGCAGTAATAAAAAATCTGCTATAAGTTTTGCTTCATGGATGTGAGTTATCTTAGATAATGTTTTCTCATCTACAATAGGTTGACCAGTAGGTGTAAATCTATCTGGCTTCCAACCAAAGTCTATAAGATATTCTCCAATCTGTTTACGAGAGCCAAGATTAAACTCTTGTAAAGTTTGTCTCATAAAAGGATTAAAGTTATCAGTATCTAAACATCGTTGATACTCTTCATTGGTAAGCCCACGTTTAGATAGATTACCATCTTTCTTAATGTAAGGTGTCACTTGTTTTGTATCTACCCATTTAGGTTTGAATGTAGAATGAACTTCATCTTCTATTTGTTGCATCTTTTCTCTGAGTTCTGCTAACAAACTTAAAGCTGATTGCATATCAAAAGCAAAACCATCTTGCTCTTGTTGTTTCATAATCTTGGCTACACCTTGTTCAAGGTCAATGCATTCTGGTTTGAAACCTTTAGATTCTTTACGAAGTTCTTGTAATACTCTAGTGTTTAACTGTACATCCCGTACACAATAGTTTAACATATCAGTAGAGTAGTTAAGATAATCTTCAAACTCAATCTTTGGATAACCTAACTTGTAACCCCAAGTTTCAAGACTGTGACCACCATCACGTGTTGGATTAAATAGTCTAGATAGTACCAGAGTATCAATAATCTTTTTGCTACTTAGGTCTACATTACCAAACTTTTCTACCATAGGTATATCAAAGCCAATGATATTATGACCAATCAACCTATCGGCTGTTGTTAAAAACTGATACCCTTCTTCTAGCTTACTAGGTGGAAACTTAAATATTTCTCCTGAGTCAGGATTCTGGGCAACGATACACCATACTTTTGTAGCATGAAGATCATCAGTTTCTATGTCAAATACTAAGTCCATTAAAATCCTTCCTCACCAACGTTATCAAACTCTATGTCTTCATTAGTAAGTTCAGATAGTCTGCCGGTTTCAATGTCATAGATAACTCTAGCTGCCATACCAACATCACCTGTATATCTTGATTTAAGAATTCGTAATTTTGTAGTTCTTGATTCATCAAAATCATCTGACTGTTGATTACGTTCTAATGCAATAACACAATCTGATAACTGACCAATACTATTAGACCCACGTAAATGAGATAGGCTTACCTCAATACCATTCTCGTGTCCTTTGTTACCATCTACTCTACGTAAATGAGATACTAGAATAATACCTGCTCCTGTTTCCTCTACTAAACTTCTAAGTCTAGTCATAATAGAATCAATAGCTCGTCTCTCATCGCCTTCATGTACAGCACTAACTAACATATGTAAGTGATCTACAACCACCCATTTACAGTCACAGCCAATAATCATAAATCGTAGCTTGGTAAAGATATCATCAATGTCATTGGTTCCAAAGTGTGAATGAACCCATACTCTGTTTTTATTCTCACCATCATACAAGATATCAAACATCTTATCGAGTTCTTCTCTAGAAAACTTTTCACGTTCTTGGTCAATATATAATCTAGCATTAGCTTCAATAGATAAGATCCCATCAATGGTTCTTCTCCAGTCTTCTTCTAGTGCAATGATACCTACATTGTCTGTAGTTTGTTTGACCAACCAATGTTCTAACTCTCTGGTGACACTAGACTTACCTAGTCCTGTTCCACCGGTAAGAGTTACCAGTTCTCCTTGTCTCAAACCATATAGCTTTTTGTTTAGTCCTTCCCAAGGATAAGGTATACTTTGTTTCTTCTCACGATTATGAAACTTGTCACGTTGCTCAGTAACATTAATAACACCAGAGGGTGTATAAACTTTACTAGCCCACCAAGCTTCAACAAAGTCCTTATGTCGGTTAGACTTAAGCATATCGTTAGGGTCTTTAAACCCATTGGGAAGTGTGAGTATCCTAGCCTTTCCGGGCTTGAAAAGTCTTGCAACTTTAACTGCTGCATCCTTTCCTGCTTTATCATTATCAAAAGCAACGATCACGTTTTCAAAGTCGTCAAAGAACTCCAAGCTTTCTTTGATGTCTCTTACTGCACCTTGTGCACCACGCTTGATGGATACCACAGCCCACTTACTACCAAGTAGTTCGTAAGCTGCCATAGCATCACACTCCCCTTCGGTTATGGTGACATACTTACCACCCTTAAACAACTGCTGACCAAATAGTCCAGTCTCATTATAACTACCTTGTACAAAGAAATCTTTTGTTACAGAGTTTCTACACTTAGTAGCTGATAATTCATGTCCATTATAATATGGATAGAAATGTTTAATAACCTGACCCTTTAGGTCTTGAACAGCTTTGACCCCAAACTTCTGTGCGGTTGCTTGAGATATTTTTCTGTCAGTCAATGCAATGAAGTTACCCTCAGATACATTGTCCGGTTGTTTAGTTTCTATTGGTTGTGATTGTGTCATAGTTTTTCCTTTACATGCTTGTTCATAGTTAGGCATAAATTCTCCACAACTGAAACACTTTGCGGAGCCATCTTCATTGACTCCTACAGCATCACTGCTAGTGCAAAGTGGACAGGGTTGTTTCAACTTATGCCAAGTTGTATCATTCATGTTAGCCCTCCTCAAGACTATGTTTCTTTTGTTACTTTAGATTCATCCTCGATAGTTTCTGGGTCGTCTGCGACAAACTGACCCTTATCATTTCTAGCACGTTCTGTTTCAACAACAGCTTCGTCTCTGTCTTTAAGTAACTCTTCTAAGTTTGCTCGATGTGTGCGACTTGCAAAGTCTAAAGCTTCTATGATAACTTGTAAGTTACCAACTTTCTGTACAATAACAGTAGCATCTTGCTTTATTTGCTCGTCACTAATGTTGTTGACATCAAAAGAAGTATTACCATCATCATTATTTATAGTAATAATCATTTAAAATTCCTCGTTGTCTGTATCACCTTCAACATATTCTACTAAGTTTTCAACCTTTACTGCCATGAGTTCAGCAAACTGACCATAGTCATTCTTGTAAGGTTTAATCTTAACAACAACTTCTGAACCATTACCTACGCTAACATCTAGATCATTACCATCTGTGTCAACAAGTTTAGGTGCAGCATTTGCAGTACCATCATTCCTTGTAGCTCTTTTGCTAAAAGTAAATGCAGGTTCATCATATTTAGGCTGACCTGATCTGTCTCTAACTTGATTAAGACCTATGCCTTCAAGTTTAGTAGCAGTATCTGCATCTGTAAGAACAGTTAGCCCATACTTGTGAGGTTGAAACCTCGTGTTTGGCGATGTGATATTAGCCCACATTGCCTTACCAGTTACATACTCATACATATTTTTCCTCCATTGGTTTGTATTAAATGTCCGGTTTTATTGGCACAAGACCGGAAACTTGTAGATATTATAAGTTAAAAAGGAGGGCGAAACTTCTTATAATATACCTTCGTATTAATCCCTAATCGCAGTGAGTATCTCTTCCCAGAATGTTAATGATGTATCGTCAAGACGAACAATAAATGTATCGTCTAACTTATCAACAACATGCCCTACATCTGGATAGTGTTCCGTCATATACAATCCAAACTTTCTATACTCTTCACGAGTAAGTAGTTCTGTATTGTACTGATCTCTTTCTGCTGAGTAGTTCATCTTAATAAGCTTGTATTATAACACAGATTGATATAAAAAGCAACCCTTAAATGTTAATTGTGAAAGGTAATGTGCAACCTGTGATTGTAGTAGGATTATCAAACTCTAAATCCATTACATAATTAAAGGTAGCTTGTTTAACTTTGTTAGGTATCTTGCCATCATATTTAACATCGGTGACATTGCCTTGAAATAAATCATAGATTACAGTAAACTTTAAAGT